TCATAACAGCTCGTTATGATTTTTAAGAAACTTTGCATATAAAACGAGTTGCTTACAGAATTGCTCTCTATGAGACTCATCTAGGCCTGCGAAAACCGTTTGAATCTCATTGAGAGCATTTGTTATATTTTCCTCGTTTGGTGTAGTTGTTCTTCCCATTAAAGCATCAACAGATACACCTAGATATGATGCAATACGATTCAAAGTGTCGAGATCAGGCTGATTATAATTAATCTCTAAATTGCCAACCTGACTACGACTTAATTGCACTTTTTCACCAAACTCTGATTGAGTAAGGGAACGACTTGCTCTAAACTTTTTTAAATTTTCTCCAAATGTATTCATAGTTTCAGTATAAATACATGAGAATTTTTAGACTATATATGTCATGAATTTTGACTGTATAATAGTAATTGTCACGTAAATTGATAGAACGCTTGAAATGTATAGAACAAACGTTCTTTTGGTGGTGAAATATTCTTAGTGAAAAAATAGATTTTTTGAAAAAAACTTTCTCAATATGATTTGACTATAATCGGGACGAACATTTTAAATCTTATGATAAACTGAATTTAATAAAAAAAGGAATAAAAAAGACCCACGGTGTTATAAATGTGAGGCCACACATTTATAACATTTCACCCTAACCTAGATAGGGAAAAACTTCCATGAGTCAGTACATAGTATATCATACTTCGTAAGAGCAAAGAGAATTATGGTTCATTTTCCTATTGAGAAATAAGGGATGTGTTTTGGGTTCTGATTTAGGAGGGAATTTTAAAATGCAGATCTTTATGAAGAACTTACAAGAACATATCAATTATGTTAAGTTGGACGTTGGTACATTAGCTAAAAAAGCAGAGATTGATAGAACTAATCTTAATAGGATATTAAACGGAAAAATTAAAGAAATGAAGTTAGAGTCATTTTTATTGATTGCTCCCGACTTGTATCCAAGCTGGACGGAGCGTAGAAAGAAAATTAGAGATTTTATATTGGCTTGTGAGAGTGATTTAAACATAAGAAAAGCACTTTCTTATTGTCAAACAGTCGGTGAGTATCAATTGATGAAAAAATTAATTAAAAAACATATTAACAGTGATAAGAAAGGGAAAATAAACAAATATCTAAATTTGTATGATTTATACAATCAAAGAAATTTGAGCAAGTTAGAAGGAGAAGAGTTACAACAAAAATTAGATGAATTATCCTACTCTAAAAATGTTGACTATCAAATAGTTGTAGACATGTTACATGGCTTTGCACTGTATGATAGTAGTAATTTTATGGCTATGGTCCCGTATTCTAAAAAGATTGATCAAAACTTACCATTAGTAGAAAATTTATTTATAAAAAAACATTTGGATTTACAACATGATGATCGCAAGGCTCACATAAATTTGTTTAGTAATAAAATAAAAGAATGCAGGGACATTTGTAATAGCATTATAAAATCGGCTCCAGAAGATTCAGTTATAAAGGCAAAAGCATTGAGTTGCTTAGCTGAATCTTTTGTATTTGAAAACCCTTTGCAGGCAGAAATGTACTTTTTGGAAAGTTTAAAGCTAATAAAAAGATTAGGTATTACTGCTTATAGTAAATTGTATCGTGCAGTACATAGCACATTAGCTTTTTTACGAATTGAATATGGAATAAATTTAGATAAAATAGATTGGGATTTTGTGGGTGAATCAGAAAGAGCATTCTTTGATGCTAAATTTGGATCTGGGGATAAAGCTAAAGCTTATTTTGAAAACTTAAAAAGACAAGGAAAAACTCTGTCTGCATTTAAATTATATTATTTATTTTTTATAGATAGAAATGATATAATGATTCTTAAAGAGGCTTTAGAAAAATTTGCAAATAATGGAAATGTATTCTATTCAAATCTGATTACACGTGTATTGATTAAAGAGGGAGTGAAGTAGGTTGAAAAAAATTATTCTTACAATGGTATTTGTTTTGGGATTGTTAGGAGCAGTAGAACAAAATAAAGATACTTCACAAGTGCATTTGAGTAAGGCAGAAACAGCATATTTAATGGCTGATCCAGGAACTCATTAAAAAATAAATTTTATTTTTTCAAGACGCTACCAATAGGTAGCGTCTTGAGTACTTTTTAGGGGATATGCATTTTTGGATTTAGTTACAAAAATGCACAGTTTGTTAAATAAATCACATAATTATTGGGATGGAGGAGTTCGTGTTGTTAATAAGTGGGGAAGATAAAATAAAATCCATGATTAAATATTTATTGGGGGATAAGGTCTCAGAAAATGATACTCTTCATGCTTTGGAAGAAATACATAAACAAGGATTCATTACTGATAATGAATTAAGTGAAGTCATACAGCTAATGGAACCAAAAAAAGGACTAGCCTCATGCTAATCCTTTTTTTCTTGTTTTAACATTCTTTGGATAGCTACTTCTAAAAGTGCTTTGACACTTTCGATCTCGTCAGGAGACAGTTTTCTTCCATCCCAATGTAATTCGTCACTTTCAAATATTTCTTTTATATTATTGCTACTTTTAATGGTGCTATCACTTTTCCCTAACAAAAAGTCAGTGGGTACATTGAAGAAATCAGCTAATTTTTCAATGTTCTCACGTGAAGGGATTTTCGTCCCTTTTTCATATTTAGAAACAGTTTGTTTGCTAACACCAATGTTTTCACCTATTTTTTCTTGAGTTAGCTTCTTTTCTTTTCTTAACTCAAATATTCTCTCCCCTATAATATTCATCTATAACATCCTTTCCCGCTACTTGTAAAAAAGTATCTAGTCTAAATGTATCAATCAGTAGCCCTATTGGCAACGCAAAAATAAAAAATAAATCTTTAAAAATAAATTGTTGCCTTGAGGGCTACTTTTGGTTATACTAAATTTAGAAGTTGAAGGTGGTGACTTAAAATGCTAAATACACAAAGAATTAAATCTTTACGACAAGAAAATGGACACTCTTTAGACTATGTTTCAAAAGCTTTAGGTCTGAAATTTAAACGTTCATATCATAATGTTGAAAAAGGTGAATCAGGTTTATCAGTAGAGAAATTAAAAAAACTTTCAGAGCTTTATGGTGTACCAATTAGCGATTTAATAAAGTGAGTGAGTTTTTTTTTACAATTAAAGTCGCCCTGAAGACTACACGTTAAGGGCGACACTACATGATAGTGTATCCATATTTATACTTTTAAAAAATGATTGGAGTGAAAAGCATGTACCAAATAAAGCAATTACCATTCTCAATGAAGGCGGAGGATGTACAAGAATTTTTAAACATTTCTAAATCATCTGCATATGCGCTTATGAAGAGAAAAGATTTTCCCACGATCGTAATCGGAAAAAGCAAACGTGTTAAAGCGGAAGATTTTCTTAAATGGGTGGAAGCACAAAAGGTGGGAGCAAATGTTAGTTAAAATTAAATTTCGGATTTTCAATAAAATTACCGTTTGATAAATAAGGAGGTGATTTAGTGGAAGATACAACATCGTTAGTTATATTCGCAATGGTAATTGCTGGCGGTTCATGGTTGTTTTACATCACTTATGAACCAATAAAACAATGGGCTTGGAGTGATGTGAAACAAAATAAAAAAGACCCATGGCAGTGGGTCCCTTTGAAAAAACACTTGTTATAAGTATATCACGGTGAGTCGGAAAATATCACATTAGTTTTACGAAAAGGAGTGAAAGTTATGAACAACAAGGTATTACAAATAGGGCAAATAAATTTTCGTGGCAATGTTATAGATCATGGATGGTTTAAAACACTTACATTAGAAAATGGTAAACCTAATATTGTTGCAATTACTATCTTAGGGGAAGTCGTGTATTGGTATAAGCCTACTGAAGTAAGAAGTGAAGAATCTAGTCAAGTTCAATATAAACAAAAATTCAAGGCAGACATGCTTCAAAAGAGTTATCAACAATTAGCCGATTCATTTGGATTTACAAAAAGGCAAGTAAAAGAAGCGTGTGACTTTTTAAAAGAACGCAGTCTTGTAAAAATTGAGTTTAGGACGATTTTTGTTAACGGAACTAGGTGTAATAACGTGATGTTTATTGAACCTATACCTGAAATAATTCAGGAAATATCTGTTATGTATTGGGGGAATGGCACCCCTCCTACATTGAAACGTAATAGACCTAATACTTTAGAAAGCGAGAGGGTCTTCCATTCTAAAGTAACACCCTCCTACAACGAAACGGAAGAGGCTCTTGCATTAGAACGTAAGACAAATACAGAGATTACTACAAATATTACTACAGAGATTACAACAAAGAATGTAAGTAGTAGTAGTATCTTCTCTTTCTATGAAAATAATTTTGGAATTTTAAATTCGTTCATAGCCGAAAGTATTTCGCAATGGGTAAACGATACAAGCGAAGAACTTGTACAAGCAGCTATGGAACGTGCTTTGAAACAGCAGAAAAAATGGAATTATGCTGAGGGCATTTTAAAGCATTGGAGCAATAACAATATTCGTACATTAGATGATGTAACGGCATCGGAAGAAGAGTTTAAAAGAAAACAACAAAGTAAAAAACGTATTGGTAGAGGTTATTCAAAACGAACGGAAGTTGTACCAGATTGGTTGCGTGAACAAGAAGAAAATGAGCCAATGCAGCAACCACAGCAAGTTCAAAGTGATGATCTTGAAGATAATCAGAAACGTTTGGATGAGATATTAACCAAATATAAAAATACTAAAGGGGAGTAAGGTATGAAAAACACAGGTATTGCAAGAAAAGTGGACGAGCTAGGGCGTGTAGTAATTCCAGTAGAGTTACGCAGAACTTTGGGGATTGATGAAGGTACAGCATTAGGCTTTCATGTTGAAGGGGAAAACATCGTTTTAAAAAAACAAGAAAAGTCATGCTTTGTAACGGGTGAAGTTTCTGAATCAAACATGGAATTACTGGGAGGTCGAATGTTTTTGAGCAAGGAAGGCGCAAGTGAATTGCTGGACATTCTTCAAAAGAGTGAGAAGGCTCATGCCTAAGCAATTAAATATTTTCGATGTAGAGCCAGCAATTTGTGAGTTTGATGTAATGAAAGCCAATGTTAAGAAAGGAACTGGACGCGTTACATATGCAGATGTACGTGTCCAAGTTCCAAGAAATGCAAAAGGTACGGATGAATTGCCGCGCACAACTAAACAAGATGATCGCTATGACATCTTTGAACAATATGTAATAGCAATTTGGAGATTTCAAAGAGCTGTAGATAAGCTTTTTAACTGGGAAACAGCAGAAGAATTGTGTAAGGCAGCAAGGGATAAAAAAGAAATAATTCCGGTACGGATTTATTTAGGTAGTGGATTTAAACCTGATGTTGTCGAGTATATGCGGTAGTAAAAGGGAGAGGAACATATGAAAAAAGAGATTGATGTTACAAATAATAAACTCTTTGTGGTAAAAGACGGTGAGGTACTTGCATTTAACCCACCGGAAAGCGGTTTTGGTGAACAAGTTGTGATTTGGGTTAACGGCAAGGTTGGCCATGTCAAAACTACTTCTAATGAAAAGATAAATTAATTAGCTATTAAAGGGAGTGTTGGAAATGTCGGCTTTTAAAGTTCATGTTGCTTTAGAAGAAGTGGATTTCTTATGGGATCAAAGAGAGGTCTTCCGATTTCGGGAGCTTTGGAATAGTAACTACACACTTTTAGAGATTTCCAAAAGGTTTAAAAGAAAGCAAATAGAAGTAGCGGCACTTATTGTAGATCAAGTCGATAAGTTAAAAATCCATAATCGGAAAATGGGTTTAGGACAAATTGGTGACAAAAATATTCGGAATAAAAAGAAAAAAGAAATACCTCCTTATGTTTATATCGCCTTAGAAGAAGTAAATTTTATTTGGAATGAGGACGAAATAGAACGTTTTAAAGATTTATGGAAAAAACGATTTAACGTTGAAGATATAGCAAACAGGTTGGGGAGGCATCAAGTTGAAGTAGCAGCGTTAATATTGGATCAATTTGGCTTAGAATACATGCTTAATTGTTTAATAGATACGGAAAAAAGAGTTGCTTAATTAAATTATTGAGGGAGCGAATGAAAATGAACTTAACTAAAATATTCGGAATGCAGAAAGTATTGGATACAAGAATCGTTAAGGAGCATGGATTGGAAGGGCAAAGTTTATTTTACAATATGATCCTTGCTCTACAGGTTGAAATTGGAGAACTTGCAAATGAAACAAGATGCTTTAAGCATTGGAGCAATAAAGGTCCTAGTGAAAAAGAAGTTATTTTAATGGAATATGTAGACGGGTTGCACTTTATAGCATCATTAGGAAATGGTATTGGATTTAAACCTGAAAAATATAACTTAGCAATGTTGGAGCTTAAATCAAGAGTTTACGCATCAAATTCTATAGTCAATCAATTTAATAATGTATATGAAGCTGTATCGGAATTTCGTGCAACTCAAGATATCGAACTGTATGAAGAGTTATTATACTCCTTCTTAGGATTAGGTAGAAAATTAGGATTCACATTTGAAGAAATTGAACAAGGTTATTACAAGAAGAACGAAGTAAATCATCAGCGTCAGAATAATGGGTATTAAGAGATGAAGGGTATATGCATAGATGTAGACCATTCCGCGTTACTGGGAATAAATGAAGAATATTTTTTATTCCCAGCAAGGCCCAATCATTACTTTGTCAGCAAATTTGATCGTAAAGAATCGCATTTTGGATGTTACCCAACAGAGAGATTTCAAGTGGTGGAAAAAGAAGTTTGGACACCAGAACCGCAAGTTAATACACCTAATTTAGATAAAGGTTTACTGTATAGAGCGCAACTGATTTGGCGAACAAAAGGTTATAAAAATAAACCGCTTAAGGATTACATTATAAAGCCTAAAGGTAATCATTGTTTCTTCTGGCATGATCGCGAGCGTAAAAAATTATGTGGATGTTTTCCAATACATTGGTTTGCTAATTTTGAAGAATTAGCAGCAGAGCAAGAAGAAATTAAAGAAACACCGGAGCAGGAATTTGTTTCATTGCTAGAAAGACCGGGTGGTCAACTAGCATTCTTTTAAAATTTGAATTTTGTTGAGAAAGGAGAATGTTGAATGAGTCAATTCATTCATACTTTACAACAAGTTATAGTGCTATATGACTCTTCAAAGAAACCTTACAAAATTGGTGATGTAGTTAAATTGAAAGGGAAATCGCTTCTTATTATCGGCATCGAGGCATTCAAGATATCTGGAATAGAATTAACAATATGGTATACCATGCAGGATTTAGAATTTCATGATTTTATCTCCGTATCTCCGAAATCTATGTTAAGAGAGTTAGAACATTTGTCAGTTTTATATCGATATAATGATGAACGTTTTGAAGACCTTCAGCCAGGGAGGACAATTCCACATCGAGGAAAGAGATATAAAGTTATAGAGCATACACGTATTGCCATAGACAATGACATGATCACATTACAGTTTTTAGCAGCACAAGTCTTACCTATGGAACGTGGGATTGTTAGAACAAAATATTTTGATGAAAAGAAGAAACAATTAGAAATCAATGTTTTTTAACCAAAGCGTTATTTGGTCAGAAAGGGGAATAGATATGTCCTACAATCACGCTCTATACACGTTAAATAAAGAGAAAAAGAGATTGGAAGACAAAATCGAGGACATAAAAGATTACGTTTTATATCCTACTAAAACCCAACGCATGAGAAGTTCGATGATAAGAATGTTCGAAGAGCAATTACAAAGTGTAAACGATGGAATAAAGAAACTGGGGGAATCGGGATGTATACAAAAATAGTTAAATACGAAAGAGACGGAATTGGAGCTTGGGATAAAGATTATAGCAGTATGGAAGTTCTAAAAGAAATAAAACCTACAGATAACGATTTATTCGAGAATATCTTAAAAATAGACGGTAAATTGTACAAGCCTTGCAGTGCGTACGGTGAATATATAGCAGTTGATGAAATTGAAATCAACTACAGCCCTTATGCGGATGTTAGAAATGAAAGTGGTGTTGAATGCCCGTATTGTGGTGTTGTTGATCAAGATACACATGAGTTCCCAAGCAAATCAGGAGAAACGGAATGTGCTAATTGTGAATCGGAAATCAAATACGTAATAAACGCGGTTATTAATTCGTTAGGAGAATGTTTAGAAGTTATATGTCATACGGGGCCAGTTAAATTAAATGAGCCTATCGAAATTTAACAAAATAGTTATTTTATGGAGGGATAAAAGTGGAAAACGAATGTCAGCATTGGTTCAGAGAATTTAGGGTTGAAAGTAGCAATGGAAGAGTTTCATGTATTTGGTTTTATTGTCAAAAGTGCTTAAAAATCGAGAAAAGATCAGTATAAAATTCTTATTTGGTAAGTAGGAGGTGAATATGGCAGTATGGGCCGCTTAATAACTTCTATAAAACAAACTACTAAATTATTCCGAGCACCTCAACGAATTGGGGAAATCACAGAGTACAAAGGGAAACCTTATTTAATAATTGGTATCGAGAATTTTCAAATCATAGGAAATCAAATTTCTATATGGTACACAGTGCAGGATATGGAGCATCATAACTTTATTTCGAAGCAGGCGGCGTACCCTGAATATGGTTTGGAAGAAGCTTATGTTCAGTATAAATATGATGCCAGCTTCGAACATGTCCAATTAGGAAGGACGTTTAATTGTGAAGGAGAAAGATACAAGATTTTAGAGTATACGGATATTGTATTAAAAGGAACTGATATCGAAGTTTCTTTTATGGCAAGTAAAGTACTTCCTGTAGATCGTAAGACAGTGAAGTCAAAGTACTTAACTGAGAAAAAGAAAAAATTAGCAATAGAAATTGTATAAAATCTTTATTTAAATGTAAGAAGCCCTAGAGGGGACTAGGGCTTCTTACATAATAAATCTTTCTGTTTTTAAAAGGACTTACTGAAGATAGCACATGAATGTTTCATAAATGTATCAAAAAAGTGAACAAAATCGTTATTTTGCATGAAGGTAGGCGAGAAATATGGAGCAATCAATAGAAGCGGTTAAAGCTAAATGTGATGAAGCGGTCGATAATGCATACACTAGCAATCCATTAGTAATGTTAAAAGCTGATATGGTTTATTGGTTAATTGAACAAGTTCAGAATTCAAATTTAGAAATAGATGATTGGAAACAAAGTCATGATAAGGTTGCGAGGGCATTAGAGAAAAGCGAACGAGATCATAAAGAAACAATGGATCTACTACAGGATGCAAATAAGGATATTAAAGAATGGGAACGTATTAGCGATAAGCAAGTTGAACATTTAACTCGGAACGGGAAAGAAATTATTAGTTTGACTGAGGCATATTTTGATACGCTCGTGTATTTATCTGCATTGGATGATATTGCTGCAGTTCATAAAGCAATAAAGGATATTATTGAGGATAAAAAAATTTCTTAACCAAAACGCTATTTTATTAGAAAAGGAGAATGAAAGATATGAAATATGGAATTTACTTAGCAGGAGAAGTAATGATAACTCACAATGACTACTTTGAGGCTTGTAGCGAAGCGCAACAATTAACAAGGGATACAGGCGTAGTTCACGGTGTTATGCCGATTGAGGAAGAAATGAATAAAGCAAAAGTAATTCAGTTAATAGCAAAAGTAATTTTTGATGCTTCTGAGAAAAGAAAAGATAATTCATGGATGTATGAACCAGGGAACTCTTTAGATAAATTGTGTGAAGAGTTGAATGTAAGTGAAGAAGAAATTCGCGACACGATTTTAAAAATGAACGGACCTGATCCAGTTGCAATGAGTAAAACTGAAGAAGGTACTTATAAAAGGACATTAGTAGAAATGCATTATCCGTGGGACATGATTAAAGATTGGTCGGAAGATGACTGTGAAGCGGAAATTGGAGCAATTGATAGTGCGGATGTAATTTAACAAAAACTTCATTTGAAAGGAAAGTGATCAGGATGGAAGTTCAATATGATACACAGGGCAGAATGAAGTACCATCCCGATTACCATCCGAATCATAAGAAGCCATACACAACGAAAGAATTAGCCTACATATGCAAGTATTATGGATTCGGAAAGGTAAAAGGGATTGCCTTATCGCTAGGTAGAACAGAAACAACGATTAGACAGTTGGTAAATGTTTTGAGAAAGAATGGGATGTTTGAAAAATACAAGGCTATGGGTGAGTAATTGCAACAAAAATTTCATTTTGTAGAAAAGGGGAATGGGGAAATGCCCATGTGAATATTGTTGAAACATACAATGGTATTGAATGGATAAGAGAAATCGAAGAACGGATTTGCAGAAGATATAAATATAGTAAAGTAACGGTTAGAAACTTTGTCTCATTAGTTCGTGAAAATAAAAAAGCAGCTAGCAAAAGCTAACTGCTCCACCATCATGGAATATGGTTCAGAAATGGGTTGTCTACAGTATTGACGGAATATTGAGTTTTATTCAGAGGGGGAGAGGGAACAATGAAAGAAAATGTCGGTAACTTAAACGAAGTTAAAGCGAATATGCTTTTTCTTGTAATGACAATGGATGAGCAATTTGAAGTGGAAATAGATATTTCTTGTGGTGAGGATATAGAAAATTACATGAAATTATATCTCGAGCAAAATTGGAAGGAGTTGTTCGAAAATACTAGATATGTATGTGATGCCTCTTTCCAAGGTATTCAAATGTTGGCTAAAGACACCGAAAATAATCACGCTTGTTATATTGAAGCGTTGAATACACGTAGAAGAGCAAGTATCGGTATTGATCGAGAAGCATTAAATGATAACAACCTAGACAAGCTTAAAAGAATTAAAGAAATCATTTTAACACAATAATCCTTTGAATAGAAAGTGAGGTTAGGAGAATGGGAGTAAATGTAGAAGGCGTGAAATTCTTTTTAGAAACCCCTGACGGAGAAAAAGTGGAAATAAAAGGTGGCGTTCAAGAAGTCAGTATTGATTCTGATAAGGTAGTTGATTCTGGTTTTGATTTTGGTAAAGAATACAGCGGTACTTTTGCCTATGAAGAACCACATAATATGAAGGAACTGAGAGGAATGGGATTTACAGATCGACAAGCATGGAATATTCATTTACGTAAAGGTGAGAGCTGGAAAGAAAACCGAACAAAATAATCCTTTTAGAAAGAGGTTGTTAATATGAATAAAGAAAAATTGAGTTTAATTGAAAAGAAGATTATTGATACTAAGAAAAGAGAATTATATAAAGAAGTGACTGATTTGGCTATGGATATTAGAGAAAAAAAGCATAATATCATTACAAGTGTGAAACTAATGGGATGTGATAAAACTGAAGCATTATTAAATAGCATTTTGGTTGAATCCATTTTGAATGATAAATTGCAGAAGTTTAATGAAGTTTATTGGCATAAAGAAGTTGAAGATGCATTGTTAGACAATGGTATAAATGAGATTTTAGATAAGCAATAAGAAAAAAGAATATCGTCCGGCTAGAAAACTAGAGGACACCAATTCATTAAAGCAGCAATTCAAGCTGTTTTAGGAATAGGTGTCCTTTTTATTTTGAAAAGGGAGATGGGGAAATGAAGGTGTTAAAGGATCAGCTACGTGCGTGGAAAAAGCAATCAAAACAAGCAAAGAAGAAAGGCGAAAAAAAGCGAAAAGAAAAATTTAGTACTCGTGAAATTGAAGAGTTAATGGGAGTTCATGGACCACGTTATGAACGCAGACGTGGAGCAGTAAGACAAAAATAATAACAATGGAGGAATTTAATATGAATAAACAATTATCATTTAAAATGCCTGTTTTAGATGAAGAAGAGACAAAAAATGAAGTTGAGAAAGTGTTTGAGGAGTATCGTATGTATTTATCTCAAATGCCAAGTGACATTTTACCTAAAGTAACTGCATCTTATTCAATTGTTCCTCCATCTGTAACGAATGAATTCAATAGCTCTACCGAAAATATAGCAATTGAAAGGGTACAATATGAGATGGCTAGAGATAAATTTATGAATTGGGTTCATAGAGCTGTCAACAGGCTGCCAAAAAGAGAAAGACAGATTATTCATATGTATTATATGGAGGAAGAGAAGGGTTATGATCCAGATATTATGGATGAAGTGAGATTAGGTAGAACCACGTATTATAAAGTGAAAGGAAAAGCTTTATTACGTTTAGCTTTCAGTTTGCGAAAAGAAGTGTTTAAACAAAGGGCGCAAAATGAAGAGGTAGAAATAGTATGAACATTGTACAGCCAATCAGAGACAAGGAAATGATTAAAGAATTAAAAGAATATTTTAAGGAGCAGAATGAGCGTAATTACATTCTGTTCCTTCTTGGTATTAATACAGGATTACGTATTTCAGATATTCTACGTTTACGAGTACGTGATGTTGAAGGGTGGAATATTTTTATTCGTGAAAAGAAAACTAATAAGATTAAAGATGTGAAGATGCCTTCTGATTTAAAGAAAGCATTAAGGGATTATACAAAAGGAAAGCCGAAAAATGAATTTCTTATTAAAAGTAGGAATGGAAAGAACAGACCTATTACAAGATCAATGGCATATGTCATATTAAATCAGGCAGCACAAGAATTTGGATTAGAACGTATTGGAACTCATTCACTTAGAAAGACATATGGGTACCATCATTATAAACAGTTTAAAGATGTAGTTGCTTTACAACAAATGTTAAATCATACAGATCAGAAAGAGACTTTAAGATATATAGGAATCCAACAAGATACATTAAATGATTATCAAAGGAAATTTAGAATCTAATTCCTTTATTTTTTTATCGCTTATTGAATTAGCTTTAAACTGAAAGTGTCAAATTCATTTTGATAAAATGGTTGAAAGCTTGATAGCTCTAAGCAAAAACAGGATAGGTTAACTCAACACAATCTAGTTTATAGCTAATTCATTTTCAATGATTAAAGACCATATTTAATCAAAACTATGCGAAAAGAGACTGAAAAACGATACGAAAAAATGCAGAAATGAAAAACGCGAACTATTCGTGAACTATTTGCGAACTATTTACGGACACGTTTTGGTTTTTAACATGATATATTTGTATTGTGAGAAGTGGCGGAAAACACAACTCACTATGTTGTTTCTTAATTTCTAAACGGCTTCATAATGACGGCACATAAAATCCGAAACCAGCAGATGGTACTGATTGAATGTTACCGTTAATAAGGAGAGCTTTTGCTCTTCTTCCAGTTACTTAATAATGCTGACGCAGATGAATGTGACAACATTAGGTAATTGGAAAAAGAATAAAACTTCACGTACCACAATTGCAAAACAAATAAGTAAACCATAGCAAAGCATCCATTCGGGTGCTTTTTTTATGTTGAGGAGGATGAATGATGAAATTAAATTTATCTCAAAGAAATATTAAAGAATGTTTAGAATTAGCTACACGAAGAGGTGAACATGTTCTAACAAATCGATATCAAAGGATGATTGGAAAGACGACAGCATTGATTGAGTTTGCAAAAGAAAATAATTACATTGCTATAGTTAATTGTGATGCAATAGCTAATGAACTACGTTTTGAGTTTAATTATGAAAAGATTATTGGGATTGATAGGCATCACAGGTTACATAAACTAAGCGAAGATAGTAATGCTATTGTGTTTGACGAATGTTGTAAACCAGAACAAATCGAACAATTAGTTAATCTAGGATTCAAAGTCATTACAGGATTTGTAAATGATAAGCATTCTGAATCTATAACTACTTCAGATGGTCAAAGGAATGGACAAGCTATCCGAAAGTTTTTCGATATGCTCGATAAACCAGAACCATTACTAACAATTACATTAACTGATATAGATTCTAATCCGGTTATACATTACAAAGGTGAACAGATAGATAGGAAGTTACGTGTTGCATTTGATTGGGAAGCACAATCAATTGATAAGATTAATCGGACATACATTCATATTGAACATGTAGCATCGGATAATAAGCGTTGTAATACTGAGATTATTCAACATAATCATCCAATTGTAAAAGAGGAAGTGGAGTTTTACTATGGCGATGGAAGGTAAGATTGAAGTAGGACAGATTGTATAAATCAAGATTACAAGGAGTGAGAGGAGGATGATTAGTCTTGAGAATAATGATTGGAGACCTGACGATTTTTATAGATAAAAAAGACCCAAACTATTATGAAGTGGAAGTCGCTAATAGTTTGAGTCGTAAAAAATTAGCCATGTTAGCAATTGAGAAAAAAGCTAATGGGATATTTGTGGAGACAAACCATCAATTTTCTTCACAATCCTGCATTCATATTTTGAGTCACGATAAGCACATTCAATGCTCAAAATGTAATCTTCATAATCAGGATCATCGTATGAAGTAAAAATCATAGTGTAGCGTTTTTCTGATGGGTGTGAGTATCCACGATTAAAGTACCACCTCACGTCAGTATCTACTTCATTTTCGACAAACTCTAGGATTGTATAAAAGCATGGACAGTTTTCTCTAAAAATTTTTTCATCTTTATAACTTTCGAATGACATAGTTGTTTTCACCTCCTAATCTTTTATGAATTCGACAAAATAAAAGAAAAGCCTACAAATATTAAATGGTAACGAGGGTGTGAGATGGAAATGCATATGTATCATAAACATATTAAATCTTTTAAGGAGTGTCGAATAATGTGCGAAGGACATAAGGAATTTGACCATAAGTATCGAGTACTAAATAGTGAGACTATTTCTTTTTATGCTGATGGGGGACAAACCATTCAAGAAATAACAGTTACCTTCTATTGTGAGAGGTGCCTTGATATTCAATATCAAAAGAAGAGGATTGAAAAATGGGGATAGGTAGATGAAAGGAGTGAGATAGAATGCTATGGTTATTAGCTTATTTTATTGTAGGTATGATATACATTTCCTTTGGTATGCAACCAGCTTTACATAAGATGTTGAAAAAAGAAGAGGGCGATACTAAACAAGAAGCAATTACTATTTTAGTAATGTTATTGGTTATTTGCATCTTCACACCTGTATGGCCTGCGTTAGTAACAATGAAGATTGCTGGTAAGTTCCATAAAAAGAAAGAGATTGAGAAGTAACTATGAGGGAATACAAAGCCATACAACAACGAAAGTTCTATGATAAATACAAACGAGATAAAGAAGCGAAGAAGTTCTATGATAGCACAGCTTGGAGAAGGTGTAGAGAGTTAGCATTGATACGAGACAACTACCGCTGTCAAGAGTGTATGAAGCATGATCAATTGATACCAGTACCTGCTGATATGGTTCATCATATCAAAGAAAGAAATGAATATCCTGAACTTGCATTAACATTAGATAACTTAATTAGTTTATGTAATGCATGTCATAACAAAGAACATCCTGAAAAGGGTGGAGGGAACAAGAAGAAAAAAAGAAAGATATCAGTTGTAAAAGCAAAAGCAAATACAGAATTAATATAGCCCCCCTCCATTTATTGTTCAGATCTGTTTCCTCCCAGACCGGATGCCCCCTTCGTGCGTAGCGCAAGTGGTTTTTCTAAAGGGGGGTAAACCTTAAAAACAGAGGACTTTTATTTTTGAGACAACACTTTTTATCCATAAAATGTAAGTGAGGTGATATCGTGGATAAAGGATTGAATGAGAGAAAACCACCTACCCATTTAAAAAAGGTAGGAAAAGATACTTGGATTCGTATTTGGTCTGTTTTAGAAGGTGAAGGGAAGGCTGATATCAATGATCCTATTGTAGTCGAAACGATTGCTTTCAGTTATCAAATGTTTAGAGAGATGGCAGCTAATGTTAAAAAAGAAGGGCTGACAATGGAGCATACAAATAAAGCTAATGCTACAAATCTGACTAAGCATCCTTTGATATCAGAGATACCTAAGTATTTACAGCAGATACGTCAATATTTAGGGGAGCTAGGGTTAACTGGGGCAAGCCGTAAAAAGCTTCAGGAAGAGCTAACTGGAGACTCTGATGATGATTTCGACGACTTCTAAGCCATCTGAAATATCCAAGTGGTATAAAAATTGGCGAAATGAACAGATAAAGCATTTTTATATTTTGGTAGATCCCTCTCCTGAACTAAGAACAACTTGGTATGCAGAACAAGTTGTTAAGGGAAACATAAAAGCTAGTAAGAAAAATATCTTGTCTTGTCAACGTCATCTAAATGATTTGAAGAGACAGGGTACTGAGGAGTTTCCTTGGATATTCGATGAAGAAAAAGCTCATCGACCTATAAGATATATTGAAAAGTTCTGTCGTCCGTCAAAAGGTGACTATAAAAGGCTAGTTCTACAACCGTGGCAGCACTTTGTTATAGGTTCTTTGTATGGATGGATTCATAAGGATACAGGTTATAGGCGCTTTCGTGAGGGCCTTATTTTTATTGGCCGTAAAAACGGAAAAACAACAATGATTTCTGGTTTGTCTAATTATGCTGTAGCTAAAGATAATGAGCCAGGTGCTCGTGTTTATGTTTTGGCAAATACAAAACAACAAGCTGGAGAATTATTTGATGAAAGTCGTGCAATGGTTCAAAAATCACCCTTTCTTCGGAAACATTTACGCGAAAATCAGAAAGGTATTTTTCACGATAAAACGCATTCTAAAATTGAACCTCGTGCATCAGATAGTAAGAAACTAGACGGATTAAATACACACCTTGGTATTTTCGATGAAATACATGAATTTAAAAACTTTAAGTTAATCAATGTTATTAAAAAATCACGTGGCGCACGTAAACAGCCAATGATTGTTTACATCACTACGGCAGGGTATCAGCTTGAAGGACCACTTGTTCAATACTATGAAATTGCAACTGATGTTTTGGAAGGAGTTATCGACCAAGATAGAAAGTTTTATTTCATGGCTGAAATGGATAGCGTGGATGAAATTGAGAATCCTGAACTATGGATTAAAGCAAATCCTAATATGGGAGTTTCGCTAGATCTTCCATCGCTTATTGATGATTGGAATACAGACAAACATACAGATGCTGAAAAGAATGACTGGATTACAAAACAATTTAACCTCTTTGTTGATAATGATGAAATGTCCTTTGTTGGCATTGAGATATTAAAAAGAAATGAGAAAGTTATTGATATAAAAGGATTGGCTGGTAAAGAATGTGTTGCAGGTTATGATTTGTCTGCAACAGAGGATTTTACAAGCGCTTGTTTAGAGTTTCCTTTAGATGATGGAAAGGTTTTTGTATTATCTCATAGTTGGGTCCCGCAGGCTAAAGTTGATCGTGATAACGAGAATATTAGCTTTAAAGAGTTTGAAGACAAGGGTTGGCTCACTATTATTCCTGGTGAATATGTGAAATATGAGTATGTTTATGATTGGTTTGTTAAACAATCCGAACAATATTTCATAAAGAAAATTACTTATGATCCAGCAAATGCTTATCGTTTAAATGAAGATTTGAAAGCATATGGATTTAATACAGAATCAGTTCGACAAGGGCATTTAACTTTAAGCCCAGCATTAAAGGATGTAAAAGAATTATTGTTGGATGGAAAAATAATCAGTAATAAAAACCGTCTTTTCCGTTGGTATATGAACAATGTAAAACTTGTGGAAGACAGAAACGGGAACTTTTTACCATCTAAACAGAGTAAATATCGAAAGATTGATGGTTTTGCAGCATTTCTAAATGCTCATACAGAAGTAATCCCGATGTTAACTCAATTACAAGGTGATGGAAATATTGAATTTATATCAGTTAGCGATCTTTTTAAATAGAAGGGCGGTGAGAAATTGAAAATATTAGATCGAGTGAAGGGAGCACTAAAAGGCGCGGCCGTCGGGTGGAAAGGCTCGGGGTTTGACTTCTCTTCATGGTTTGGAAGAAAGTTTTGGGGTATTGATAATGCGAAATTAGCTACAAACGAGACGATTTTCAGCGTAATTAGTAGATTATCGAATACGGTAGCATCTTTGCCATTAAAGCTTTATAAGGATTATGACACTGTTTTTAATCAAGTGTCTGATGTTTTGATGAATGAACCCAATCCAAACATGACCGGATTTGAATGGATAAATAAAATTGAAGTCTCAAGAAATGAAACTGGAAATGGATATGCAGCTATCGTTCGTGATATTCGATTTCAAGTGGAATCATTAATCCCTATTGAATCCGCTTATGTAACGCCTTTTTTGAATAGGGATGATAATAATTTGTGGTATGAGGTACGTGGGATTGAAGGTACGTATTATATCCACAATATGAACATGTTTCATGTTAAGCACATCACAGGTATTTCAAGATGGAAAGGTATTTGCCCTATTGATGTTTTGCGAAATACTCTTGAATATGATAAGGCGGTACAAGAATTTAGTTTGTCAGAAATGCAGAAGAAAGATAGTTTTATTTTGGATTATGCGACGCAGGTAGATAGTGATAAGAGGCAAAAAATCATTGATGATTTTAAACGATTTTATCAAGAAAATGGTGGCATTTTATTTAGAGAACCCGGTGTAAATATTGAAGAGATGGAGCGGAAATATTTTGCTTCAGACACGTTAGCATCAGAACGAATTACACGTTCACGAGTTGCTAACGTTTTTAATGTTCCTGTTTCTTTTTTAAATGATACGGAAGGACAGAGTTATAGTAGCAATGAACAATTAATGATTCAATTTGTTCAAATGACTTTAACGCCTATTGCCCGACAGTACGAACAGGAAATGAATCGAAAATTGTTAAATAAGGCTGAAAGGCAAGATGGATATTACTTTAAATTTAATATGAGTGGCTTACTACGAGGCGATACAGCAGCGAGAACACAGTTTTATCAAATGATGCTTCGAAGTGGTGGGCTAACACCTGATGAAGTGCGTGAATTAGAAGATAAACCACCAAAGGGAGGTTCAGCTTCTCAATTATGGATTTCTGGCGATCTTTATCCAATCGATATGGACCCAACTCAACGAAAGGGGGTGAAAAGTAGTGGCAAAGAACAAACAGAATAAGTTTTTTCAAATGAAAGCATCTGCCAATGGTAAAACGGCTGATGTTTTTATTTATGGAGAAATTACAAAGTATGCATGGGAAGAGTATGGCGAGGTATCGTCTATTACTTTTAAAAATGAACTGGATGAATTAGGTGATGGTATTGAAACGATTAACCTTTACATCAATAGTCCAGGTGGATCTGTTTTTGAAACAATGGCTATTATCGCAATGTTACAGAGACATCCAGCGAAGGTTATTTCCTATATTGATGGTATAGGTGCTTCTTGCGCATCAGTATTACCTATGATTTCAGACAAAATCATTATGTATGCTAATTCAATGTTGATGGTACACAATGCGTGGACATATGCATCAGGAAATGCTGATCAGCTACGTAAAGCAGCGGATGATATTGAACGTATTAACCAATCGATGGTGCAACACTATTTAACTCGTGCTGGTGATAAGTTAGGTGAAGATATATTAAAACAATTACTAGATGCAGAGACATGGTTATCGGCTGATGAAGCGATGGAGTATGGACTTTGTGATGAAATTATCTCAGCAAATAATGCCGCAGCATGTCTAGATGAAAAGTGGATGAAGGAATACAAAAATGTTCCACAACAATTAGTAAATACACAAGCAAACATATCATCCAATGAAATGTTAGAACGACAAAAAATTGCCGAAGAAGCGAAAGCTAACGCGGACTATATAAAGACAATTTTAGGAGGAATTCATTAATGAAAAATAAATTTCGATTATCTATTGGTAACTTTCAATACTTCTCAAAAAATACATTGTTTGAACTAAAACAAAATTTATCTACCATTGGTCAACAACTACAAAAAGTAGAGAGTGAGCTTTCTCAGAAGGCGATTGATCCATCCACAACTATGGAAAGTCTTAAAGTGTTACAACAATCCAAGCAAGATCTTCAAATGCGTTTTAATGTAATTAAAGAACAACATGACACGATGGAAGCTGAACAAAAAGCACAATTTCAAACTCAAACTGGCTTGCAATCTATTGAAGACCCAAAGCAAAAGGTAGTTGCAGCGAAAGCAGAATTGGTTCGAGCTACAATTCGTGGAGGTACCTTGTCACAAGAAGCACGAGCGGCTCTTGGTGATAAAAATTCAACAGGTGGCGAAAAGATTCTTCCAACTACAATGACAAATGAATTATTGCATGAACCATTTGTCAAAAACCCATTAAGAGACGTATCTACATTTACAAGTGTAACAAACCTTGAAATCCCTAAAGTTACTTTTACATTAGATGATGATGATTTTATTGCTGATACAGCAACAGCAAAAGAATTAAAAGCGGAAGGTGATGTTGTAACCTTCGGACGCAATAAATTTAAGGTGTTTGTACCTATTTCAGAGACTGTTTTAGCAGCAACTGATACAAACTTAGTACAAACTGTAGATCAAGCGTTAGAAAGTGGTTTAGCAGCAAAAGAGAAGAAAGTAGCATTTGCTACAACGCCTAAAGCTGGAGAAGAATCTATGTCATTCTATAAAGCTGGCATTAAATCTGTTAATGGTCAGAATTTATATGAAGCTATTACAGCAGCGGTTGCAGATTTGCACGAGGATTTCCGTGAAAATGCAACAATTGAAATGCGTTATGCTGATTACATGGCAATCATTAAAACACTGGCTAATGGTAGTGCTACGTTATATAATGCACAGCCAGAACAAGTTTTAGGAAAACCAGTTAAATTCTGTGACTCGGCAGTAAATCCTGTTGTTGGTGATTTCAGATATTCTCACTTTAACTATGATCCTAATATGATTTATGATCGCGATAAAGATGTGAAAACAGGCATTGAACTATTTGTTTTAACGGCTTGGTTTGACCATAAAATTAAACTAAAATCAGCATTCCGTATCGCAGAAGTCAAAGTTACACCCTAATCCACCCCAAGCGCCAACAGGGTTAAAAGTTGATTCTACAACAGTAACAACGGCCAACATTAGTTGGTCTCCTGTTGTGTATGATGGGGGCATTAAAGAGTATCAAATACTTCGCAATGGAAAACAAGTAGGGACATCAGTAACAGTGACCTATAAAGACACAGGCCTAACTGGTGATACAACATATTCTTATCAAGTGAAAGCCGTCGGAAATAACGGATTAAATTCTCCGTTAAGCGCTGAATTATCAGCGAAAACCAATGCTTCAGGATCATAGGTGATTATATGTTAGAGCTATTAAAAAGAAAAATGAAAATCGATGGAGATGAAGAGGATACAGATATTCAACTTCTAATCGATGGAGCAAAAGAATCCTTATTACAATCAGGTGTTTCTGAAAGTGAAAAGGCACTATATAAAATCGCGGTAATAACGCATGTTTTATTAAACTATGAGAATCAAGATAAATCATTAAATGTCCCTGCATTAAAGCAGTCACTAGAAACCACGATATTACAATTAAGGGATTACAATAGCGGTGATAATCATGAATCCAAGTAAATTAAATAAAAGAATAACAATTCAGCAAGAAATCACAAATAAAAAAGATGAAGAAGGTAATCCAGTTCCGTCAGAATGGAAAGATGTTGTCACTGTTTGGGCAAGGGCAAAAACACCATTCGGAAAGGGATTCAATTATGAAATATTCACTGGAAATACCGAAAATGCGGTTAACACAGTGAATTTTTTTATGCGATTTCGTAAAGGGATTGATGCGAAAATGCGCGTTTTATATGGCAGGCGTTTATTTGAAATTAGAGCAGTTGTAGATGTTGATGAACAGCATAAAGAAATCTGTTTAGTGTGTGAGGAGAGGTCCATATGGCAGAAGTAACGACCTTTGGAATCCAGGAAGCTATTCAGCGTTTCGAAGCGTTGGGAAGAAACGTAAAAACTATTGAAAACGCAGCGTTAAAAAAAGGTGCTGAAGTAGTGAAGGATGCATTAGAAGTAGAAAGTCCAGCCAGTGCATCGCCTAAATCACCTTCTCCGAAAGAGTCATGGCGGACGGGTAAGCATGCAAAAGATGAAGTTCTTGTCGGTAAAGTAAAAACTCGAAATGGAGTTAAATCAATTAGTGTAGGATGGGAAAAAGATGATAATTCTCCACACTTTTATATGAAATTTCAAAACTGGGGAACTAGTAAGATGCCACATCCACCACATAAAGGGTTTATAGAAAAAACAGTAACACATACAGAAGTAAAGGCGGTTCATGAAATGAGAAATGTCTTTGCGGCGGCGTTGCATATCGTATGAGGTTTCTAGAAAAAGATGTGTTACATGCTCTTTCGACTCCTTTTATTGTGGAAAAAATTGGTGGAGAACACATTTATAACATGGTTCGTGGTGATGACAACGGAAAAACATGGATCACTTATTCTGAATTAGATAATGGTGCTGGAAGATACGCTGAAGGAGCGGAATCTACCAGCACTATTTTATTTCAAGTTGATATTTGGTCTTTCATGCCAGTAAAGGGTGATCTAAAAGAAGCGGTAAATAGTTCTATGAAAAATATAGGTTTTAAGCGTATTACAACAGCAAATTTATACGAATCAGATACGAAAATATACCACTATGGTATGAGATTTCGTACTGACATTAAACTTTAGGAGGAAAACGAATGGCTATTCCAATCGATTTTAGAGATTTACATTATGCAATTTTAACAGAAACACCAGATGGTAAGGCATCCTATGCCACACCTAAACGAGTTGGTTACACGGTAAGTGGGAAAGCATCACCTAAATCCGAATCTGTTACGTTTTACGCAGAAGGCGGTCCACGAGCGACAGCTTCAGCTTTTGGTGGAGTAGAACTTGAATTTGAAGTAGATTCATTGCCGTTAGAAGTCTATGCAGAGGTATTAGGTAAGAAAGTTGTTAAAGGACAGGTTGTCGATAACGTAAATGATATCGCACCGTATGTGGCAATTTTATATCGCTTGCCAAAAGACAACGGGAAAAATAAATTCTATTGCTACTATAAAACAAAATTTGAAATTCCAGAGGACGAGCACAAAACAGCAGAAGACAAACCGAACTTCCAATCATCTAAAGTGAAATGTAAAGCAATTCAACGTGAAGATGGGAATTGGAGACATATTTTGGATGAAGAATCAACAGGTGCGGACGCTTCTGTAGCTTCAAATTGGTTCAAAACAGTACCAAGTCCACCAGTAGTGGCAGGACCTTAAATTTTATAAATCTGAAAATGAGAAGGCGCAGTGAAATGCTGTGCCTTTTATTTATGAGAGGAGATTCAATTATGCAGGAAACACAAAAAACAGAAACGTTTAAATTGGTTTTGAATTTATCTACTGGTAAAAAAACTTTCTTTTTACCTAATTTCATTTCAGCTACTGATGCGTTTGCAGCGGCAGAGTGGACAGAAAAGTTAAATGCTGAAACTGTTCAATTTGATTTATTAAAAGAAGCTACTCAATTTGTTGTTAAATTGTTTGGTAATCGTTTCACGGTAGAGGATTTTCTTAATGGTATACATGCTTGGTTTTTGACTTCAACTATTTACTCTATTTGTTTAGCGATTATAGGACGTATTGCTGAAGCTGTTGCTATTATCAATGCCATTGATTCAAAGACAAATTCATCAAAAAAAAAGAAACAGAGGAACAGAAGGAACCATTCAACCCAACAGAAATGATGCTTGGTATTTATAGCATGCTTCAAGATTCCGGTATATCTCAAGCAGATATAAATCAAATGGATTTAGTCCTCTTTTTTAAAACACTAGGCTACAAACAACAGCAAGAAGATAAAAAAGTTGTTCGAACAGCTGATCAAGCGCCAGTTTGGTTATAAAGGTAGGTGAGATAAATGGCTGGAGATATGGAAATTGGTGCCCGGGTCACACTTGATACCCAACGGTTTGAAAATGGTGTTGCAGGAATTAATCGCGGTTTACGCTTAATAGACTCAGAGTTTAATTTAACGAGTGAACGTGCTAGGTTACTTGGGAATTCTGTAGAGCAGTTGCAAAATAAATTAACGTATTTGAATGAAAAGTTCACTCTACAAGGACAAAAAGTAGAGCATTACCGTCAAAAAATTGAACAAGCAAGACAAAAGCAAGAACAATTACAAGCATCGAATTTAACATTGGCAGCATCGATGGAACGCCTTGAAACACAGTATAACCAAGCTGTACAAAACTTCGGACGTAATTCACAAGAAGCTAAACAATTGAAGCAAGAATTAAAACAGCTTCAAGCTGAATATACATCAAACGGTCAGGCGCTACAACGATTAAATACGCAAATCGATAACAATACAATTGCTATGAATCGTGCTGAAACAGCTCAAGAGCGTATTCAAAATGAGATAAGAGAAACAAACCGCGAATTAGCGGAACAACAGAATCGCCTTCATCGTACTGGAGAACGGATGCGCGATACAGGGAACAAAATGCAGGACGTTGGTGGTCAAGTCGGAACAACCTTTGCAGCAATGACTGGTGTTATCGGAGCTGGACTTGCGGTGGCTGTGAAAGAATCGATGAACTTTGAGCAGAAGATGGCGGATATTCAAGCAGTTTCTGGTGCAACTGGCGATGAAATGAAAAAGATTAGTGAACTTGCTGTAGAAATGGGAGAAAAAACAAAATATTCTTCTGTACAAGCAGGACAAGGGATTGAAGAGTTAATTAAAGCTGGGGTAAGTCTAACTGACATTATTAATGGTGGTTTAGAAGGCGCTCTTAACCTAGCGACAGCTGGGGAATTGGAATTGGGAGATGCAGCAGAAATTGCTTCGACAGCTCTAAATGCGTTCAAGGATGATAATTTATCAGTAGCTCAAGCAGCTGATCTATTGGCTGGTGCAGCAAATGCTTCCGCAACGAATGTTAGTGAATTGAAATTTGGCTTATCGATGGTTTCAGCGGTGGCAGCGGGTGTAGGACTAAGTTTTAAAGATACTACAACAGCCTTAGCTTTATTTGCACAGAACGGTTTAAAAGGTTCTGATGCAGGTACTTCACTGAAAACAATGCTGGCAAACTTAATTCCTAAATCTAACGAAGCATATGAAATGTTTAGCGAGTTGGGATTAATAACAATTGATACTGGAAAGGCAATGCAGTTTCTTGGAGAAAAAGGTATTAAGCCAACTTCAACGTCATTTCAAGATGTAACTGGTTCTTTATCTGAATACGCAGCTAAACAAGCTGGTGTAAAAGTTGGTTCTGAAAAAGCTGAGAAAGCATTTCAGAAGTTAACCTTCTCAACTGGTATCATGACAAACGCCTTTTTTGATTCAAATGGAAACTTAAAAAACATGTCCGATATTGCTGAAGTTCTCCAAATGGCAATGCAAGGGTTAACGGCTGAACAAAGACAATCTTACATGTATACGTTATTTGGTTCTGATGCTATTCGTGCCGCTAATATCCTTTATAAAGAGGGCGCAAATGGTGTGAAAAATATGTATACGGAAATGTCAAAGGTAACAGCATTAGAAGTTGCTGAGACGAAGATGAACACGACTAAAGGTAAAATGGAGCAGCTAAGTGGTGCTGTAGATACACTGAAAAAATCATTCGGTGATGCTTTGTTGCCAATATTAGTTGATGTGGTAGAAGGTGTTCAAGGTGTAGTAGATTGGTTTAATAATTTAGATGAATCCACACAAAGCACGATTGCTAAAAGTGCATTATTAGCTTTTGGGATAGCTGGTGTAACTACAGCGTTAGGCTTTCTTGCTATGGGCGTAGGAGCTTTATTGGCGAATCCAATTGCTTTAGCGATTACAGGAGCAGTCCTTGCTGTAGGAGCGCTTGGTATAGCAATAGTGGACCTAAATGAAAAATCAAATCAAGCTCAAACAAATATGTCTAAGTTTGGTCAGAATGTAAGTGAAGCAACAAGTAAAGCAGCTAGCGCTTATGTAGATTTAAAAGATAAAGCTATTAATAATATGATGGATTTGAAACTTAAAACAGGAGAAGAAGCAAATAAAGCAGCTGATGAAACAATTAAAGCTTTCCAACGTATGACGAATGAAGTCATTAAAGAATTAGAAGGAAAGAAAAGCGAGTTTAATAAGATGTTTAGTCAGTTGATGGGAACAGTTCCTGAAAGTGCAAAACAAACTTTGGAACAAGTTAAGAATAATGTGATTGAATCCATCAATAAAGAAATCGAAGTTGCTACACAGGCTGAAAAGATTTTGGAAGAAGGTATTAAAAGGTATCAAGGCGATACTATGAAAATGCCAAAAGATTTTGCTCAAAAATTTGAACAAGCATTACAGGTTGCAGACAAGAATGTACAACAATTCTATACAAAAGCGAAAGAAATAACGTCAATTTCAAAAGAAATTGAATCTGGTGGGATGCTCTCATTAGATGCTGGTAAAAAGCGTTTCGAAAGCATCATAAAAGTATATGAAGATGGCGTTAAATCTTTAGAAAAACAAACTAAAGGATGGCGTGAAAATGTAGAGAAGGCTTTTAAACTGGGTGAAATTAAACCAGAGGAAAGAAAAGCTACATTAGATGCTATTGCACTTTACGAATCAAAACATGTGAATGATCTACAAGGAATCAGGAACGATGGATTTAAAGTGTTACAGCAACATATGAAGGACGAAGACGCAGAAGTCTTAGCATCACAGGCTAAGCGAATTGAAGCAGAAGATAAAGGATGGGGCGAACGTATTAAAGCGGCCTGGGGTTATCGAGAGAAATCTACAGATTTAGAGAATCGATTCAGAAGTGATCAAGAAAAAGCGGAAAAAGATTATCAGGATAAATTACTTAAATATGAGTTGCAATATGGTAAATCTAAGATTGAAAGTATTGGAATGTATCTTTCCGAACTTCAAAAAGGAACTGAGTCATCTAGGTTGTTAGCTGAATCAATGGCAAAAGAAATTGACGGTAAAATGAAAATTGATTTAGGGCCAGCAGGACAATTCACGATAGATACATTCTTACAAAAACTTCAAAAAGGTGAATTAGATTCGTCAGCTGTAGCAACCGCAAACGCCAATAAATTAAAAGATGTATATAAAGTAGACCTTTCACAAAGTGGTATTGAGTCTATGCAAAAGTGGATTGAAGGTATCAAAACTAAGGATACAGGAGAAGTAAGAGAATTCCTAAGTAAAAATATGCAAGGTAATACCACGATTGATCTTGGCATCTATGGAAAAATGACAATGGATTCATGGATAACAGGACTTCAGAATGGAACATTGTCATTTGATACAGTATTTCAATTCTTCCAACAAAACGTTAAAAACGGAATGAAAGTTGATGCCACTCAAGAAGGGCAAAACAACATACAAACTTTAATTAATGGAATGCAAATTGGAGCATTACCATTACAACAAGTCGCACAGACTATGGGATTAGATATTAAAAGTAATGTTCAAGTTGATCTTGGAGAAGCAGGGCAATTCAATGTGCAAACGCTGGTACAAGGTATGCAGAATGGTTCTATTAACGCTGAACAAGCCGCAAAGGCAATTGCTTTATTGGTGGAAAATGGGGCAAAGCTTGACTTAACACAAGTGGGATTTGATATCAGTCAAACGCAGGCTAATGGCATTTCTGGTAATACAGCTCCTGAGAATGCGGCAGCAGGCAAGAAACAAGCTGTGGAAGGCATTATTGGGAGTACTACGGATGGTGGTGGCGGTAATAAAAGTGGTAGCGAACTAGGACAAGGCATAATTAGCCAAGATGGCTATATCAGAGGAAGTGCTTTGCAAGTAGTCGCTAGTGCTCATGGTGCTTTTAACACGATTAATGGAAATCCGGCAGGTAATCAAGGGGGCCAAGGTTTTGCAGGTGGTATCGTCAATCAAAATGGTTATATCCGAGGGAGTGCTCTTGGAGCAGTAGCTTCAGCTCATGCTGGCTTTAATAACGTTAATGGTACGCCACACGGTCAAAAAGGTGGTAATGAGTTCGCTCAAGGTATGGAGAATACCCAGGGACGAGTAAGAACAAGTGGTTCTAATGTAGCAGAGAGTGGAAATTCCGGATTAAAAAGCGTTAGTTCTGTTAGTCCTGGTGAAGCATTTTCAAGTGGATTTGCTAGTGGTATTTCTAATGGGAAATGGAATGTGCAAAATGTAGCGTCTAGTTTAGCTAGGGGTGCATTTGAAGCGTTAAAAGCAACACTTAATGTGAATTCGCCCTCACGATTGACACGTGATCAAGGGGGGAAACCTTTTAGTGAAGGTTTTGCGCTGGGGATTCAAAAAACATCTTATATGGCAGAAAATGAAAGTCGCACACTTGGTACAAATGCTTATAAGTCTCTTGTAAATACGCTAAAATCCAATAATTTAGCATTTGCAGGTGTTCAAATGGCACAAGGATTTGCAACCGGGATTAAGAGTCAATATTCTATAGTACGAGATGCCTTGCAGGGTTCTGTTACAGAGGCAATTGATGGTATTCGTTCTATTAAACCAGAAGAAATATTTAGTTTTAAAGGTGACGATCCACTAACGAAATATTTTAATGCGATCTTTGAGGATGGAGATTGGCAAAACGATTGGATAACACATATCCCAGAAAGTATGCGTGATATGGTTAGAGAAATTGGACGTCAAATGGAACGTTTTGAAGGACTTTCAATTTATGATGTTGGTAATCTTTCTAGATGGAGAGAAGTGTTATCGGATAATCCTAATGCCATTCAGTATAGACCAGATAACGATAACCCAAATAAACAGCCTTATATGTCATATACAGAAAAGGACCTCAAACAGAAAAGACCATTACAGCTTGTAATAGATAGAATGGCTCTTGCAGAATTATTAATATCCCCATTGGAGCTATTGCAAGGACAGAAATTCGAGACAGATTTATACAATGCAGGGGTGAGACGATGACAAATCAAACTCTTACAATTATTCAGGAAGACGGTTCTAAGTTTGTTATTTCATCTAATGACAAACTTACTGTTTTAAACTTTCTTCCTAATTCCCCTTTCTATAACACGGGATACGAAAAGTTAGATGGGAGACATGGAGAAATTGATTTAGGTGGAAGTTTTAATGCAAGGGACGATATTAAATCTTTATTTCTCGCAGAGCCACATGGGATAGATGATTTTTATAAAGTTCGAAATTTTTTGTTCCGTCTTTTCGCTTCGCAATCTCCATTTTATATTGTTACAAATAGAGAGCCTGAGAAGCGTTGGAAAGTACGAGTGGCAAATAAGTATGAAGTAGAACCACAGGCGAACGGAAACTACAGTCTTATAGAAATTCAGTATAAATCAGCGAATGCTTTTGCTGAGTCCGTACAATCGACGTTAGAAAAGATGCAAGCAGAGTATACAAGAACAACAGCTACCTTCTCTATTGATAATAAAGGTGATGTAGAAATTGATCCAAGACAGATGCCTTTACGAATTACCTTAAAAGGGGCTTCTGAGAATCTTAAGATTAAAAACAAAACAACGAAAGAAGAATGGAGTTATACTGGCACAACAATGGATAGAGATACAATTGTGATAGATCAAGTGAGAAGTACGAAAAACAGTTTGTCCATTGTTCGAGACACAAATAAAAAAGTAATATCTTTAAGGGAAGGAATAAATGAATTCGAAATTACAGGCGCTAAAGGCGCTTTTTCTATTTCATTCGATTTTCGTTTCCAATACTTATAGAAAGGAGGTGTGATGTTGGAATTAGTTACAGTAACTGATATAGCAAGAAATACAGAGATACTAACAGGGTTTCCAACTATCACTAGAGTTCGTAGGGTGAATGGGGAAAAAGGAATCAGTTTTATACTATATCCTACAGAAGAAAATACACATTCTTTTCCATTGGTACAAGAAGAAAGCAAAATTGAATTTGATGGTGAAGTTTATATCGTAAAGCATTTAACGGAGAGAACGATAGAAAGTAAGTTTTACAAAAGAGTTGAATGCATTCATGAATTTTACGTAAATATGCTGAATAAACAACAGTACAAAATTCACAATGGTAGCATGACTTTTCGTGATGCAGTTGATTTTGTCTTTGAAGGGACAGGATATCAAACAGTAATTATTGATCAGTTTTACGCACAAGATTTTCAAGAGTTTGGAAAAGAAAATCGATTGGCGTTACTAAAAAAGAAATTAGAGCGCTATAAGGCAGAAATATCGATTCGTGGAAATCTCGCCAGCTTTAAAGAAAAAATAGGGGAAGATACTGATTTTCAGTTTAGGTACAATTTCAATATCAAAACATTCGAAAGAGAAATTGATACAAAGCCCCTTGCGACTTATATTCGTGGATATGGTAAAGACGGGTTAGAGAGAGAATACACCAGTCCGAATGTACATAAATTTGGGCTAATTGAAGCGGATTCCATAGATGACGAACGTTTTACAACCATAGATGGATTAGACAAGGCATTAAAAGAAAACCTACAGGACACGCCAGTTGTTAGTATGACAATTGACTTTATAGATTTGAGAAAAGCCGGATACCCTTACAATGTGCCAAATGAAGGGGATCGGGTTCTTTTAATTTATGAGCCAATGGATATTGATATTGAAACCAGAATTATGGAGATTGAGGAAGTGTTTAATGCGAAGTTAGAGCCGATTGCATGTAGGGTTACACTAGCTAACTATAAAAAATCTTTTGGTGGGACACTTTTTCAAACCGTACAGAAGGCAATGAGTGGCGTTGTAAATGAAGATGGGAAAATTAAATACAATGCCTTAGATGAAGGAGTTAAACGTGCAAGTGAAGCAATTAAGAATGCTCAAACAGAATTAACATTCGAGAATGGCATACTTGGCGTTGATCCTAAAAATCCCAATAACCTTATTGCATTAAATAGTGCTGGAATAGGTATTAGTCGAGATGGTGGGAAAACATTTAAAGAAGCACTTACTTATGAAGGTCTTGTTACCTCGGCAGGTTTTGTTGGTCAACTTGATGCAAATAACATTAAAGTTGGACCGGGTACATTTTTTGAAGAAGGTTATGATCCTTTTAAAGTCTCTAATAGGCTAGATACTTTGATTGATAACTTATCAGAAGATAACGTAATTACAGTTATTGAAAAGCAATTTTTAAGTGCAGAGTGGGTAAAAATTCAAAATGAGTTTAGTTCCACCATGCAGATTGCGGCAGGGTATTGGAAACCGGAAGAAAAGATTTTCGAAAGAGATATGTATACCCAAAGATATGAAGAACTGAAGAATTTTTTAACCGTTGAACATGATGAAAATAATAAGGCAGCTATTTTATCACCGAGTAATATGATAAAAGATTCGGTTATCAATGGTGACAGATATAAAAGTTGTTTGACGAATTACTTTGAATCTAGGAATAAGATGAATGAGTTAATCTTGTTTCGTACAAAAGAGATTGCTGATACAGCTCAAAAAAATGTAGATGAAGTAACGAATCATATTGTATATAAGGTTGAGATTCGAAGTTCGAACGGAACTACATTTAAGAACGGTCAAATTAGTACAGAGCTTGAAGCGCGTGTATATCATGGAGCAACAGACGTTACGAATACAATTGATTTTATATATAAATGGACAAGAAAATCCGCTGATTCGCTAGGGGATAACGCATGGAACAAAACACATGAAAACGCTGGTAAGAAGGTTACTATTACAAATTTAGATGTAAATATCCGAGCTACATTTGCATGTGAAATAAATAAACTATAGTTGGAAGGAAGATGAAGAATGGCAGTTGTAGCAAGTGGTCAAATTACGTTAATTGATTTGAACGATGCAAAAAGTTTAACAGGGTACATTGGATCAAATCAGGCGAAAGTACAAATTTTTAACCCGAATGGAAATACTTATACGCCTAACTGGACAACAAATAATATGGTATTAACTCCGTCTTTATTTGTATCAGGTACAGCAACCGATATCATCGGACAAGCAAAGAGTATTGCCTGGTATGAGCAAGGTAATAATACGCCAATTGCAAATGATACAAATTATTCAATTGGTACTGGAGTTGGAAAACCACTCACAATTAAGGCGAATATTTTAGCATCTAAAAATCAGCAAGTATATCTCTGTGAAGTGGTATGGACTGATCCATCAACAGGATTGGATATCACATCTAAACTGGATATTGAATTGGTAAAGGTGACGAATGGAACGAACGGAAGCAATGGAACAAATGGTAGCAATGGTGCGAACGGTCAAAACGCTATTGCTGCATATGTATGGGCGCCAAATGGGAACATTTTTAGAAATAGTGCAGGTAGTCTTATCGCTGAATGTGATGTCTTTAATGGTTCCACGCAGCAAACAACAGGCGTTACGTATCAATGGTATAAACAAGATGCTTCCGTTGCTACAGATCAAGGCGGAGGTGTCGGATGGTTAAAACTTACTTCCACAGCAACAGGTGGAGGAACAAGCGGACATACTACTGACAAATTAACAATTTCAGCCGGAGCTGTAGCAGGGATGGCATCTTTTAAATGTATTGCTACATATAGTTCTAAAACGTATGTAGATGTTGTTACGTTTGCAGATCAAACAGACCCATTGCAAGTTACACCAATAGCGCTAACAGGAAACGTCTTTAAAAACGGACAAGGTACGGTACAAGTTATTGCGAAAGTGTACCAAGCTGGAGCAGAGGTAGATGCAGCCGGAACAAAATATCAATACAGATGGTACTTATATAATGCAGGTGGAACGATGGTTCCAAATTGGGGCGGAACAACAAATTACAAAACAGGAAAAACACTTACGGTGCAAGCTTCAGAAATCACTGGTAAAGGCACTGTAATTTGTGAGATTGAGTAGGTGATGGTGTGCCAAAAGCAACAGGTTTTTTAACGTTAATTGATTTGAACGATGCATTAATTAGTGGTTCAGCTCCTAGTAATCCAACTACAGGAACACTATGGATAGATTCGTCTGTTAAACCCAACGTTATGAAAATGTGGGATGGGAAGAGTTGGGTAGTTCAATCCCTAGACTTAGCATCGTTGGATAAGGATGCTAATGACAAAATCGAAAATGCGGCTACTACTCTTTCAAACCTTGCTGACGATTCGAAAATTGATATTACAGAAAGAAGCTATGTGAAAGATAAACTAGCAAATATAATTGGATCTGTTTTGCCGGATACAGCAAACACCTTGCCAGTCGCTACGACTTTAGATAGTGGAGGCAAAGGTGAGTTTTACTCTGTCCGCAAACAGGCAACCAATATTGGAATACCAACGTCAGATACAAACTATGTAGCTGTAGCAACTGGGTACACAAATTTAAAAACGTATCTAGAAGCTCTTACACCGATAGATGCATGGGATACATCTATCGGTAACAAAGACAAGGTTATCCCAATCAATCCTACTGTATGGCGTGATACATGGCTTAAATACTATCAAGCTATAGACGTACTAAGTGAAGCTATCCAAGCAAAAGCGAAAAATAATGTGGATGAGCAAACCGCTGGTGGTGGTAACATGTTAAAAAATACAGCGGACTTTATTGCGAATCGACTGTGGGGAGACAATGGACAAGGTGGCGGTGTTCCAGATAGTGCACTCTTATATAACGGAAAGAGAACATTAAGGGTTCCTATGCCACAAGGGGTTAAGTACCTTGAACCGAATATACCTTTAAAAAGAAATACCTATTATACGTATTCTACAATGGCATACGGTTCAGCAGCAGGAAATGGAACAACGATAACTCCACTTCATTTTTGGGCGCATACAGCAAAGGATACAGCTGGACAAATGGTTGAAATTATTAAGTATGATCAATCATTTTTATCAAAACAGTGGAAAAGATTATACGTCACTTTTTTAACACCGAAAGATAAGGATTTATATTTTTCTCCTTATATTTTTAATGGGATGGCATCCGGTACATTACATGTAATTGAGATGTCATTTCAAGAGGGTAGTATAGTAACGGGCTGGACAGAAAATCCGGATGAGGTACGAGAGAAGATTGAAAAGATCCAAACTGATTTACGTCTCACAGGTCCGCTTCCAACAACAATCATCTTAGATTCAAATGGGATCACAGCAAATACAGGGAAATCAGATTCTTTTGCAAGAATGGACTATCGCGGTGTTTATGCGAAAAAGGGTGCTATACAGATAGAACGAGATGATGGTTACAATTTAATCATAAACGGGATAGCCAATTTTGATATGAATGTAAGTTCTCACGAACCACCATTTATGGCACCAGGTGTGAATTACAGTGCCTATTGGTACGCAACACGTAATACAACGTGGTCAAATTGCAATTACTTCACATTTAAACACACGGGGAGATATTTAGTTTTTGCATTGAGTCTTGCGGTTGATCCGGGTTCAGCAGCACAAGTGAAAATAACGGATATAGATGGGGCTGATTTATGGTACACCATGCATAGTAAAACGATTGCTGATGATTATTATGTAAATGCCATGATTGATCTGGGGGTACCAACAGGACGTATGAGGTATATCTATTTGAAATTAGCATCCAATAGTGCAAATAACACCGCATATGCAAGGTTATTAAGTGCGTGGCAAGAAAGGTGATGAAAATGGAAATTAAAGAAAAATATGAACTGTATGAACGATATAAAACATGTATGTACTGTGATTCAGATGAAGCAGGGAATATAACAAGGTTAGAATGTGGACAACATATTATACCGAGTAGCGATTATATACATTTTTTCCGAGTTGATCGCTACGTAACAGACACGATTCAAAATTATAAGATTGTTTGGAATGGAAGGGTTGCAGAGTTGCAGGCAATTGATTTAGAAATAGAAAAATCAGTAAAAGCAATATATTTCGCCCCTACAAAAGAAGAATTAGAACGAGAAAAGGCAGAGATGGAAGCGAAAATTAAAATGCTTGAAGAACAAATAGCAGCACAACAAGTCGCACCAATCGAAAAAGAATAAGCCAAAGAGGGGCGGTCAAATATGTCGCTTTTTTATTTTGTACAAAATACGGCTTTTGTATGGAAATTCCTGCGATACATTCACCGTAAATAAGGTTGTCTCATATCATGTAGAGATTGCTTTATTACGATGATAAAAGGATGTGAATGTATTGGAAGATGTATATGTAAAAATCGACAGTTTAAAAGCAGAGCAAAAAGAAATCATGCGAGATATTCGTAATTTAGAAACTCGCACAACAATTAATGAAAAAGATATCACTACAATTAATAAGCAATTAGAAAAGATTAGTATGAATACAACTTGGATTTTACGAATTATTATTAGTGCAATCACCATGTCGGTTTTAGGTTTAATATTAAAAGGGCTGATTTAAAATCTTAAAATAAAAGTACTTATTAAGGGAGGGACCAGTGTCTCTCTTTTTATTATAAAGAGGAGATGAAAAGATGGATCGTATGGATGTATTACTGAAAGCATTTATAGCTACGTTTGGCGGCTTCTGTGGGTATTTCTTGGGAGGGTGGGATGCAACATTGAAAATCTTAGTAATGATGGCAGTTATTGATTATTTAACTGGCATGATAGCAGCAGGATACAACGGAGAATTAAAAAGTAAAGTTGGTTTCAAAGGCATCGCCAAAAAGGTGGTGCTTTTTCTTTTAGTTGGTGCAGCCGCTCAACTAGATTCAGCGCTTGGAAGTAACAGCGCTATTCGTGAAGCGACTATTTTCTTCTTCATGGGAAATGAGTTACTTTCACTTTTAGAAAATGCAGGGCGTATGGGAATTCCTTTACCTTCAGTATTAACGAATGCAGTTGAAATTTTAGGTGGTAAACAAAAACAAGAAGAGAAAAAAGGAGAGGTTCAATAATGGCTAACAATTACAATGAGGTAAAACAAGAGGTAATCAAAGAGATTGAAGGACGTTATGGTTTAATTCCAGGGTTCTTCCAAGAAGACAAGCAAGCAAAAGTTATTTTCTTAAATAAAGGTAAATATGACAGTAGTGTATGGCTTGAAGGAGAAGGGCTCTTTTATATGGATGATGTTCCTTGGACTAAATGTGTTCTTACTGATGGTGTACATGACGATGCTACACCTGTAATGCTTCGCAGACACGGAAACTGGGTACATATTACTGGGGCTGTACGAAATATTACAAATAATCGTGTATTCACAAGGATCACACCAGATATCGCACCACGTCAAGATTCTTATTTTGCAGCTACAGCATTTTTGGATAATGATCCAAACCGTCCAGTTGCAGCTACCGTTGAAGTTTATGCAGATGGTAGGGTTTCTACTTGGCTGCCAGTTACAACGGCTCGTTATGTATCGTTTTCTCTGACGTACCCAATTAAATAAGAAAAGAATTTATGAGCACTGTCATTTGGCAGTGCTTTTTAACTAAATTAAAAGGAGATGTTGAGTAATGGGTCATATTGTAGATATTTCTAAATGGAACGGTAATATTAATTGGGATGTAGCAGCGCCACAATTAGATTTTGTAATTGCGCGTGTGCAAGATGGTTCAAATTATGTGGATCCCCTGTATAAAGGATATGCACAAGCAATGAAAGCAAGAAATATCCCGTTTGGTAACTACGCCTTTTGCCGATTCGTATCAATTAACGATGCGAAGAAAGAAGCGCAGGACTTCTGGAATCGCGGTGATAAGAGCGCTACAGTTTGGGTTGCTGATGTAGAAGTGAAAACAATGGAGGATATGAGAGCGGGTACACAAGCTTTTATTGATGAATTACGCCGATTAGGTGCTCAGAAAGTTGGGTTATATGTTGGGCATCATATGTATGCACCTTTCGGCATGGTTAATGTAAAAAGTGATTTCGTATGGATTCCACGTTATGGTGGTAACAAACCAGCTTATCCTTGTGATATTTGGCAATACACTGAAACTGGTAATGTACCCGGAATCGGTAAATGTGATATCAATTCACTTATAGGAGATAAACCTCTTTCTTGGTTTACTGGAGCAGTACAGAAGCAAGCACAAGAAACTAAACGTAATATTGTCGAAGTTGGTGGAATAGGTAAAGAAAACTTATCTGAATTAGTAAGTGTTTTAAGCTCAGTTAAGATGACAGGTAACTTAATTCTTAGAAGTGATGGTTATGTTTATCCTGTAACTGAGCCAACTAGCGATTTTCAATTAAAAGCATTTACTGAGTATCTTGACCGTAAAGGATGGGTATATACAGTTAAGTGATTTTCTACAAAAGAATAGTTTGGTAAACAAAAAGAGCCGCATCTGACGGCTCTTTTTTTATTATTATAATTTGTTAGTTGAATCAGTTTTATTTTCTGTTTTTCTCTTTTCAATTTCTTTCTTTACCTCATTGGGAATAGCTATATCTATATTACCCTTTACCTTTTTATAATCTTGTAACAAAGTGTTGGCATTTTCGTTAAACTTTAACAAACTACCACTAGGTGATTTAACTTGTTCATTTAGAGCGGTTATAATCCCATAAACTTCTTTATACTCTTCATATGTTTCCTTATATTTTTTAGGTTCTTCATTTGCCGCTTCTGAAACAACCTTCAAATTTTCACCCATACCATTATACATTTCAGTAATTCCCGTAATGATCGTTGCAGAGTTTTTTATTTCCGTATTCACAGCAAGAGAGAAGTCTGTTCGATTGTTAATAGCATTTGACCATGTTTTTGAGTATGTGGAAAGTTGATTTGCTGAAACGTATTCAAAAGCTTCAGCGCTTATATAAAATTCGGTAGCTGCATTCAAATATTTTACATCCCTTTTCTTTTGAGCTTCTAATGCCGCCGCTTCTTCTTTATCAGCATTTGATTTCAAAACATTGATACTAACGATGGTCACTATTATTGTTAATATAGCTAATAAACCTATTATGTTCTTCTTTTTCATGAGTTCCCCTCCGAGGTTGATTATGTAAGATTTCGTTATCAGCATAACAGGTTAATATTTTTTTGTTTGTCGTAATTAGTCATTTTTTCTTTATTAATCATCTTCAATCCAAATATCTTCAACGCGCATATTAAGTGCTTTTGCTATACGCATAGCAACTCGCAGCGTCGGTTCGCTTTTTCCTCGGACAATCATACTTAACGTTTGATCTGTTATACCAGCTCGTTTTGCTAATGCAGATTGTTTAATCATTCTATCAGCTAAAATTACTTTTAATTTACAATCCATAAAATCCCTCCTATTAAAACATTCAATCATTTTTTTTAAAAACCTTTTGATTTTTTTATTGGTGGACAAACAAGTTTTTTATTTCTAGTTCATATACCTATATTACTTCCACTTGGAAGCCTACAAGGAAGAAGAGACAACAAGAGGGGAGAGGGCTGTATGCGTTGGCAGTATACTCACTTAAACACAACTTCATATTTACATCCTTCAAAAGAATTGCGGTCTATGTACAATGAATCAAGGTCAAGGGTAGAAACGGAATCTATTCTAAATCACATGAAAAATCATGAAGTTTATGATCGGAAAGAATATAAAGGGTATTTTAGTTTGTCACAGGTATTGGAAGAAGATCTATATGGTGAGGAAGAAGATGTTTTTAATTGGGAAATTCTAATGGATTGTTATGATGTCGTCCGTACAAGAAAAGGTATTACATTTCGTGAAAAGGAAGAGGAGGATTAAACATGACACTAGCAGGGGAAGCGGTAATTATTTGGACGGCAACAGGCTTGTCAGTAGTTGCAATGAAGGTAGCAGAAAAAATGGGGAAGAGTGTTCCTCATTGGCTTCCACGAATAACCTTGTACACAACGCTCACAGGCTCGTTCTTATATCTTCTACGTTATGTTCTAGTTATGTTTCTATGAAGGAATACAATGTGGAAGGCTGGGACAATAGGAAGGCTATAAGAAAATGCTTGTCCTGTTATATTCCAAAAGATTGCAATGTTATCCTTATAGGATATCTAAGGGGGAAATCTTTATGCTGGAGTTACTAATGGTCCCTACAGTGGCATTAACTTATGCATTGGTAAGTGATAAGTTCAAACGAAAAGATGTTGATAAAAAGAAGATTCAAGTCTTTTTTGAAGTGAGTGGAATCGCTATTAAAAGAGAAGATAAGCTACATTATCCAAAGTTTCAAAAGCAAGTTGATGATGATCGTAGTACAACATACATTTACACATTACCTGTAGGTATGCCGAGTAAAATTATTCAGAAGGTCGAGGATGTTGTGAGTGAGGGGTTAAATAAACCTGTTCGGATCCATTATGATAACTATAAATTAAGTATTCGAGTATTTCATAAAGACATACCTAATAAGTGGGAATGGTCAAAAACATTAGTTGAACGAGGGAAATGGCTTGTACCTATAGGGCAAAGCTTAGAAAAGTTAATTTATCATGATTTTGATAAAACACCACACATGACTTTAGGTGGCTTAACACGTATGGGGAAAACCGTATTTTTAAAAAATGTAATGACATCTCTTATTACGGCACAATCAGAACATACTTATTTATACATTGTCGATTTAAAAGGCGGTTTAGAATTCGGTCCATATCAAAATTTGAAGCAAGTTGAATCTATAGCAGAAAAGCCGATTCAAGCATTTCAAGTTTTAAATACAATTCTTGAAAAGATGGAAGAGAAGATGTGCTATATGAAGGAAAGGCATTTTACAAACGTTGTGGAAACAAATATAAAAGAACGACATTTCATTATAGTTGATGAAGGGGCTGAGCTTTGTCCTGATAAGAGCATGAATAAAGAACAGCAAAAATTATTAATCGCATGTCAAAGGATGCTCTCTTATATAGCAAGGATTGGTGGGGCACTTGGTTTCAGATTGATTTTTTGTACACAGTACCCAACAGGAGATACATTACCGCGACAAGTTAAGCAAAATTCAGATGCAAAGCTTGGTTTCAGATTGCCGACACAAACAGCTTCCCAAGTGGTTATAGATGAATGCGGACTAGAATCGATTAAAAGCATATCCGGACGCGCGTTATTTAAAACGGATAGGTTAACAGAGATACAAGTACCTTATATTTCAAATAAAACGATGTGGAATGTACTAAAACAATATGAGGTGGAGAAACATGAATATACAAACACACATCAAATTGAATCGTCAGATGATGATTCTGACCTCGATTAGAAAGCTGAAATTTGCTACACGTAGACATTTAATGGCTATACATGATTTAGGTGGTATAAGAAATGCAAACCGTATATTAAAGGATTTAAGCTCTTTTGTTAATAGTACAGTGTATAAAAAAGAATATGTATATTACTTAAATAAAAAAGGTCGTGCGCTATTCGATGATACAGAAAAAATAGTACCTACAATTCGATTAGCACACAGCCTTATGAGAAATGAAGCGTGGCTCTATCTGTTTTGTCCGGATGACTGGCAGATAGAAACACCTATACGTTATAAAATAGATGATAAAAAGAAGACAATTATTCCGGATGTTAAATTCCGAGATGAAGAAGAAATATTAAATGCTGTTGAAATAGATCGGACTCAGATGATGAATGTAAATAGTGAGAAGTTGAAAAGGTATGGGGAATTTACTATATATTATAAAAATAAATACAATGGAAAAGTACCAATTATTCATTTTTTTACTGTTACAAAATATAGAGAAAAGAAATTGGAAGAACTTGCAGCAAAATATGATGTGTTTGTAAAAGTATATGTAATCCAAGAAATTTAA